TAAAATCTTCTATTTTTTCAATTTTTTCTGCCATTATTTTAAGTCATTTAAATCAGATGCCGTTGTTAAATCTGGATATCCTCGAGAAGGTAAATCTGCTGCTGAAGATAAAACAACTTGGTACTCATCAGAATCTCTACCTGGTTGATATTTTTGTTTTAATATATTTTTTACTGCTGATCTTACCCTACGAGCTTCTCCCCTATACATAAAGAATGAATGTCCACCTTCTATTTTTAAGAAAGTACCATTACTATAAACGGGGTGTTCTTTTTCTACAGCTGCAGCTGAATTTGAAAATTCTATTAACTCATCTTCTAGAGTTTCTATTCTATCTAATAATGCTTCTATTTGATCATCTTTAGGATCATAAAAATCATTTATATAATCTCTACTTTGAATAAATAAAGTTGAATGTGATAGTTTTCCTGTTTTAGGTATGTCATAAAAAAGACTATTATATGTTTGAAATAGGTTTTTTATTTTAACATCAGAACTTCTATTATCTGTTTGTATTAATTCACTAAATGATAGGTCTAAAACACTATTTACGTCAGATCTACTATATAATTTTTTAGATATTTTTATACTTTCTTTTGCCATTATCTAACTACTTTAAAATGATAATTGTCATCATATATTATTGTTCCTTCGTTATTTGTGTGTTTAAATAAAACACGATAATACCTTTCAGGTTGTAATCCCTTCATATATACTTTAAAATACATACCCTCAGTATCAGCACTTATTTTTGTAAAATTATCATCAAAAGGGATAACTTCTTCTTCTGTGTGAGAATCTCTTACGCTATAAAAAGATGATGTTGTAAAATATCCTGGATTTAAATAATTTGAGGATGAAGTAAATTGTCTTGTAGGATATTTATCTCTTACGTGAATTCTAAAAAATGCCTCATCATTTTGGTTATATTCTTCTTGGTTTCTATAAAGTGAAACACTTAATTCTCCATTTTGTTTAGCTAATGATTGTGAATTATGAATACTATCATCCCACTTAAAACATAATTTAGGAGGAAATATAGTATGTGTGTCAGATGAAAAATATTTCATTTCACCAAAACTACTAGATGTATCTTGCTCTACTGAGTCTGGTTGTTTTATTAAAAAACCATGATTATCTATACCTGTTGGGTAAATTCTACCAGCTAAACTAGCGCTAAATTTTTGTACTATTGAAGTTACATTTATATCTGTGTCTAGATTATCTCCTTTTAAAAATTGTTGAGAACCTTGAAAAGCACTACCAGTATACCAAACTCCTCCACCTTTTGTAATACCTAAGGTATCTATTGACCCTGTAGTAGCTACTGCAAAACTTGATGTTGTCCATTGGGTTTTTGTTGTGTTGTTGTCTCTATAAACCCAAGTTGCTCCATTTGAACTTGTAGGTAAATTTGAAAATCTACCTGTTCCTTCATCCCATGATTGGGAAACAGCAAATGCTTCTAAATTAAGAATATTTACTAAATTTTTATGTTCTGTTGAAAGTAGTTGTAACGATACTTTTGAGGTTCCATTATTAAATGTAGAGGAGCCTATTTTATCTGAAATTGTTGATTTAATTTCCTCATTTTTAAATTTAATTAAAACTCTTGAGGGATAATATCTTTGGTCTGAACTTCCTTTTTCTTTTACAATTTCAAGAATTTCATCATTCCCCGTATTCATTTTAGTTCTGTCTGGGTGACTGTATATTGTAGTGTCAATTTCGGGAAATATAAAGTAATATGCCATTTTTATTGTTTTTAGTAGCCACCTCCTCCACCACCTGAACTTGCTGCGCTTCCGCCCCCGCCAGTTGATTCTCCTGAAGTATTGCCTGTTGTTATACCTGATGCATTATAACCATAAGTTGTTACTCTACCTTTAATATCTGAATTAGGGAATTTTAATTCAAATATACTTGGGTCTAGTGATGGATAGATTATTCCCCCTTTAGTTGCTTGACCAAAATCATACTTATATTGTGAATATCCTACGTCAACTCCATTAATATTACTTAAAGAAATACTTTCTACAGATTGTACTCCTGAAACGTTTCCTAATAAATTATAAACTTCGGAAATTATAATAGGTTGATTTACTTGCCATTTATCTATATTAAAAAATTCTTTTAATTCTGTTATGCAATTAAGTATTACTTCTTCATTATTATAACTTTTAAAAGTTACTATTTCAAAATCTATCCCAAAATTAATAACAAATGCATCTTTTATATTAACTGCGTCTGTTAGCATCCTATATTGTTCTAAATAAGTTGATAAATTAGTTTTTGTAGCTGTGTTTAATGTTGTTAATTTTTTATTTTTATCATATCCTAAAGTATATAAATTTAAAGCTAATGGGTTAGGTATACGGTTTGGTTCTGTTGTTAAGGGTGAAATTTGATCATCTTGTGTTATATAAGCTTTAGCTACTCTTCCTAAACGAGCAGGCATAGATAAAGTTCTAACTAAATAATCTTCTTTTGTAACTGTTCGTTTTTGGGCAGAAAAAGCTGCCATTGTGTTCATCCTTATTTCTTCTACTGAATCTCCTGTTCCTCCTCCTACTGCTTTTTCAGGATTAGTAACTGCTACTGTGCTTTTTATAAAAGTTAATAAACTTTGATTTATACTAGGTTTATTACTTGTATTTAATTTTTCAATTTTAGTTATAGTATTTGAACTAACATTTGATTCTAACCCTCCTCCCACTAAATAAGTTACAGTTAAAGATGTATTTGAAGGGACTTGTCCATATGCTTTTGTATATAAAAAATTAGAAGGATCATAAGCTACATCTAATTTACTTCTTCCATCTTTAATTCCTAATCCAATATTATCTGGGTTTGGTATAATATCTTCATCTGCTTTATCTGAAATTCCTGCTCCAAATTGTAATTCTAATGTATTATCTGTTTTAACTCTTGATACAAATCTTCTTGGAACTTTTTTTAATTTTAAAAGATAGGGAGTTTGTTGATTATACCCACTTAATACTGGATCATTTGCTCCTGTATTTTCTGCTTCTTCAAAAATAGTATCTTGTGCTAGATAAGGAACTTCTGAGTAGCTATTTCCATCTGTGTCTATTACTGATTCTATAGAAATAACGTTAGTATCAAATAAAGTTAATGTTTTAAATTGTTCAGCTGCTCCTACACTAAATGTTTGTGTTTTTATTTTAGCGGAAACCCCTAATGATGATTTTCTTAATAAATAATATTCTGGGTTATTTGATGAATCATATTGATATATACTAATAGTTGTAGGATTAAAACTAGATGAAAAATCAAAATTAACTTGATTTTCTAAATAAAAATCTATTCCATCTGTGGATTGGAATAAAGAATTTTCATTTATAGTTAAAGCATAATCAAAATCAGGTTTATATACTCCATTCATTAATTTAGAAGGTAATAATTGAAATATATCTAAATTAGTAGAAGCTGCTGTAGTTGTTTTAGGTTTATATCCTAAAGCATAAGCTAAATTATATAAATTTTCTTTTTCTTGAGCTAATAATAAAAATGATTCTTGTAATTGGGTATCTGTATAAAAAGATAAAACATCTCCTACATAAGATGCCATTTCTAAAAACATCATACCCGGAGATCCTTCACTAAAATCATTAAAAGTATTAGGATAATAGGTTTGAGTAAAATCTATTAATTGAGATTTAAAAGAGTTAAAATCTTTATTTAAATATTTAACGTCTTTATCTTGTGTTTTATTGGAAGTTTTTGAATATGATGCCATTATCTTTGTGCGTTAAAGTTTAATTGTATAGCATCTACCTCACTTGAAGGATTATATCTATACACTATTTTTATATATAATATATGTTCATCTGGTGAAAATTGAGCATTAGCTGAAATTAATGTTATTTCGGGTATATATATTTTTACCTGATTATCTATTCTAGATTCTAAACTATTTGTATCTATTTCTGTTTCAAATAATAAATTTTTTAAACCAACTCCAAAAGCTGGTAAATTTACTCTTTCTCCTGGTTCTGTTAATAATACATTTATTAGATTACTTTTTACTTGTTCTTTTTGAGTAAATGTTTGATTAAAAACTCCATCAGCGTCAAAAGGAAACGCTACTCCTATAGCTACATTTTTATTTAAATCTAGCGGATTAATTCTTATGTAGTTATCTATAGTAGGCATTT